TAGCATATTCTATCATATTTGTGGAATATTGTAAACATCTAATTTATGGCTTATAAGTTTTACTTTTACCATTATGCTCATTACATGTCACACTCATAACACTGCACCTACCACCTGTTATATTTGCAACCGTCTTACTAATTTCTTTATGCGCCATATATGCAAAATGTTCTGTACTAACTATAGGAACAATTTTAATTTGAGCCAGTCCTCTGCCTTCTAGTAATTTAAATGTTTTAAGTTGGGGATCAGATTCTAATAAAATAACTTTATATGCAAAATTATTTTCTAACCATTTGTTAAATGTTTTTAAAATATTAAAATCTATTACTGCCCCATTTGCATCTAGCTCATCACACGTAAAATCTACACTAAACGTTAATGAATAGCCATGTAAAAACTGATCATGCAGTGTAGAATTTAAATGCCTAAGACACCCTTGTAATTCATTATTACATCCATAAGTTTTTGTACTATAGTAAGCCAAGTTGTCCCTTCTCTAATTTTTTAATACCTAGAGCCCAGTTTTCAGCCGCCGATTCTACATACGATAAAGCTTTGCCAGGAAATTCTTCTTCAAACTTTAAAACATCATTTAGGCCGTTAAAGTATTTTATATAAAACATTTCATTCTTTGCGTCTATTTTTACTTCGCAATAGTCATCAGTGTCTGATTCGTCTTTGTAATACGTAGAGATTAATCGGCCCATTTTTATTCTCCTATAAAGTTTTGAATACTTGGATAAATTTGTCCTATAGCTTCAGCGACAGACAAGGCTAAGTCCATATGTTCTTTTTGTGTACCATTAGCAGATCTTAGTTCAATATAATGAATCCATGACCTAATAGTACCATTTACATACACCCTTGAAACAGTATTTCCTTCGGGCAATACGGCCCTTGCCTGCTCTTTTGCGATACCATTATCTATAGCCCAACTATAGGCCATTTTAGCAGTTTCAATAACCGCCATCTGTTTATTCGCCCATTCATCTTCAAGAGCCATATCGTTATTTTCGACGCTGTTCTGGCGATTCTTAGGATCTTGTAACCTTGCATCTCTTAAGACGAAATCTGTATCTAAGTCTCTAATATCAGCATATCGCTGTGAGAATTCTTGAAACGAAAAGGATCTATGCCTTAATAATTGTCTAGCAATATCACGTGTTGTTTCAATCTCAATGCACGCAGACGCCATTTCAAATGGGCTCCAATGCCGATGCTTAATTAAATAATCTAAAAGCTTAGCAGTTGTCTTAGTATTCGCTTGATTTGATGGATTAGAAACTCTTGCACAATATGCAACTAAATCTTGAATATTTTCAAGTCCCATAATCCCAGGTTCACCTGAGTGAACGTGCTTTACAGGTTGGCTGTATGATATAAGACGGCTTTTCATTATTTGCCTTGCCCTCTATACTTTTTATATCCACGTTTTTTATGTTTGTTCATCGATGCCATCTTAACGTTTCTACGCCCGATGCATGTCTTCTTTGAATTAGTAAAACCTTTTGCCATTATCTATTCCTTACTGTATTTTAAAATCTTTAAAGCGTTCATTCATGTGGGACTTATCAAAAGCCGGAACATCATCCATGACACCATCAGTCGCATTCTCTGCATCATAAAGTCTCATCCTTGATCGGTCAATACCTATAACAAATCTTTTATTTGCATTAGGATCGTTATATCTATTCTTAAGTTGTTTGACCATTATTTGGCCTTCAGTCTCAAGCTCTTCTGATGATATAAGGGCGAACATGAGATCTGCGGTAGCGGGTAATCCAAAAGACTCGGACGTATCTTCAAGCCCAGGATCCGAGCTAGTATAACCACTACGAGTCGTTTGTGTTGCAGATACGATCGGAACGTCAAACTCCACCGCAAGACCTCGTAGCTCTTCAGCAATTGCTTTAATGTAGGTGTATGAATTGATTGCACCACCCATTCCTTTCATGCGAGAAGAAGAACATATATTAAGATAATCAATAAAAATCATATCTGGCACAAAGTTCTTTTTTAGTTTAAGTTCATTGAGCAAAGCTCGGAAGTGCCCTGTATGAGCAGATCCGGTTGGATACTCTTTAATAATAAGCTTGCCATTCGTCTTTGCCGCAACCTGATCAACCTTAGACGTTAGCATATCTTTCGTGATGTGCTGTAACTGATCTAACGGAATATTTAACAGATTAGCATCAATACGTTCTGCAATACGTTCTTCTGCCATCTCCATGGTAATGTAAAGTACGTTTTTTCCTTGAGTAAGGACATTGCCGGCCATATGGCACATAAACAACGATTTGCCTACACCTGTACCGGCAAGAGCGATGTTAAGAGTTTTATTTGGTAATCCGCCCTTTGTAATCTTGTTAAAATAATCTAAGTCAAACGGGATACGCTCTTCATCTTCATGATAAAACTCATAACGTTTTTCAACATCTTCAATATAGTCATGGCCTACAGATGGATCAAATGTTACGGATAAGGCTTTTGACAGCAAGTCAGGCATGGCGGTCTTAGTAAGTGTCTGATGCTTGCCATCAATAATACTAATGCTTTCCATTACTGCATTATGAATAGCTCTGTCCTGACACCATTTTTCAGTAGTATCTATAAGCCATTCTTCATCGGCCTTCTCACTCTTATCAAATACATTCGGTAAAATTTCCATAGCCGCAGTGTATTGATCATCATTGAATTTATCAGACTGATCTATTTCTATTTTAAATGAATCAATGGTAGGAAGTTTATTATACTTAGCAACAAACTTTGCCACCTCTTTGAACAGCTGATTATACACTCCCTGAAAATATTCAGGTTTAATAAAGGGAAGAACCTTACGAGTGTAAGGCTCATCAATCAATAGATGTTTAAGTATTGTCTGTTCAACGTTACTCATTATTTTCCATTTCGTTTAAGTTATTAACTAGTATGCTTTCTAATATTTTTCCGGCATATTTTTGAAAGTCAACGCTGTCAACTGATAGCTCGTCATCAGGGGAAAAATGCATATTAAAATCAAATTTCATTTCAGCGGTTTTGTCATCAAACTTAATATTACCGAAGCTAATGACCGACTCAATGAATTCGCCGTTTTTGATACGAATATGCCAGTGTTCCTCATCACCGGGGATCAACTCATAGTCAACATTTTCTTCTAACATATTAGGGATTTTAACCATTAGCGTCCTCCACAATATCATCCATATCTACTAAAGACTGATGACCAATACTGTATTGCTTCTTTAAGAAATCTTTAAAATCTGTTTCAGCAAAGATTGGATCCCAGAAGGATTTATCAAGAGTGGCATCATGCCGAACCTTAGATCCAATCTCTCCAGATGTCTGATCAACAGCAGCATACCAGCCATTAGAAGGCTTAGTGACATAACCACCAGCAAGAGCGCAATCGAGCAACCCAGAGTACTTACGGACACCACCGTCCCAGGAAACAGTAATAGGAATTTTAGACTTTTCTTTAACATAACGACTTTTCTCCACATTAATTACAAAGTGATAACCTTGAATCTCAGTGCCTTTCTTATCTTGTTGCCGCCCAAGGATCCAGATATTATCTGCGCTGTAGTATATACCAGTGCCGCCACCGACAATAGCCTTTGGAAATAATCCAATTTCCATATAGGTATGATTGACAGCAATAAGTGGAATATTTTTCATTGTAAGATATGGTGTAGACATGCGGAACAAACCTTTCAAGGCTTTGGCGCGAGACATATCTGCAACAGACTTTTCATTGATAGCATCTTCTAATTCTTTTTTTGACGCTAAGTTACCAATAGAGTCAATAACAATAATGACCTTATCATTTCTATCAATTTGTTCTAGTTGCCCAATAAGATCAAACTTAAGTTCTTCTACGTTAGCAATAGGAGTATGTAGAATGCGTGACGTGTCAATGCCAAACTGCTCAAAATAACTCTGAGGTGAACCAAACTCTGAGTCATAGAATAGCATAACAGCGTCTGCATGTTTCTTGAGATACGCCCCGGCCATCAGTAACGCAAAAGAAGTCTTAAAGTGTTTAGACGGTCCGGCTAGAACCGTAAGCCCGGGCGCTAGCCCGCCGTCAACTGATCCCGACAATGCCACATTAACCATAGGCACATCGGTCGGAGTCATATCTTTCTCTGTAAAAAACTTAGAGTCTGCTAGGACTTCAGCCGTTTTGATTTTACTGTTTTTCTTCAGTTTGTCCATAATCGACATTTTGTTCTCTTTCTCTTTCGTCTAATTCATACATAGCTCTGTATTCATTATTAATTCTAACACATTCTCCAAGCAATGTAAACCCTTTATCGTGATTAAATAATGCACTTGTATCTTTTGGAAAGCATGCTCCGCCATATCCACGTTTATTGTCAAGACCTGGCACCGCCGTATGAGATTGTCCAATACGTGGGTCGGATATAATAGCGTTTACTATTTTATTATAAGAACCCTTGTTATTTTCTATCACATCGTAAAACTGATTAAAGAATAATACTTTCATAGCTAAGAAAGAATTGATCCCATACTTGACATAGCTGGCATCTACTGCTGACATGCGATGAATCGGACAAGGCCGGCAAAGACTATGCTCTTTATAGTAGAATTCTAAGTCATCAATAATACCGTTTTCACCACCAAAAATATGCATACCTGGATTGATGAAGTCGTCAACAGCATTTTTTTCTGTAAGAAACTCAGGGTTATATATGATTCTATTTCCGCCTGATCCTTTTATAAGACTTTTTATAATATCAGGAG